CTGGAGGCGCTGGCGAACAACCCGCCCGTGGAGGTCGAGGTGGCATCCGCAGGCCCCTGGAAGGGAGACGGCACGTGAGCACCCCAAAGCCCCGCCCGGCCGACGAAGGCCGCCCGCCCATCGACGCCGTGCGCTGGACGGCGCTCGCCTACGTGGACGGCGAGCTCGGCCAGGCCCTCGACATCGCCAAGCAGCGCGTGGCGCGCGAGGCCCGCGCCGAACGCCTGGCCGTGGCCGAGTGGGTGCAGTCGCCCGCCAAGGTGATGCGCGTCGAGACCTACGTCCAGGGCCATCACCCCACAGACGGCACGCCCATCACGGGGACGCGGCGTGAGATGCGTCTCTACCTGGTGGCCGTGCTGCAGCCCTGCCCGCCGGAGAGGTGGGTGCGCCTCACGTCGTCGTCGGGGCCGGCGGCGGTGGAGGTGGCCACCGTGGAGCGGGGGAAGATCACCAAGATCGACACCTATCACCCTGAGGACGTGCGCTACGTGTCGATGGGGATGGCACAGCGGGCGCTCGAGGAGACGGGCGGATGACGGCGGAGATGGCGGAGATGGAGGCGTTGGCGCAGCAGGCGGTGGCGGGCGGTGGCGCGGTGGCAGTGGCCCGCCCCGGCGAGGTGGTCGACTACGTCCACGGCGTCACCCGCTCCTCCGACGAGCCCACCAACAGCACCGACTCCACCCTTCGCGTCCCGTTCGTCTACTACTCGTGAACACCCTCGCCCCCAGCATCGCCGCCGCCTTCCTCGGACTCCTCGCCTTCGTCGGCTGGTTGCTCTGGCTCCGCCGCACCGACGAGCGCCGGAACTTCGTCCAGGAGGTGGCCAAGCTCCAGGCGTCCGTCCGCGCCTCCGACGAGGCCGGCGGAGCGCTCTACTCGCGGCTCGAAAAGCGGGTGCTGAAGCTGGAGCAGCGGGCGGCGGGGCTTGGGCCGGTGACGTAGCGGTGCATGACGGACTTCGAGTCGCGCGCCGCTGCCGTCCGTCGCTCGCCGAAGGCCCGCGCCGCCGCGTGGCGCAAGGGGCAGCTGTGGTGGCTGCTGCACCCCATCCAGTTCCAGATGTATCAGCAGTTCTACGCTTCGAAGGCCGATCAGGTGTGGAACTGCGCCCGGCGTCTGGGCAAGACCTACTTGCTCCTCGTGTTGATGTTCGAGTGCTGCTTGCGGAAGAGGCGCGCGCGCGCCGCCCTCGGGGCTTCGCAGGCCGTCGACGTGGAAGACATCATCGAACCCATCGTCGAGGGACTCTTGGAGTTCGCGCCGGCCGATGTGCGACCCGTGCCACAGTGGGGGAAGCACCGCATCTACTTTCCCAGCACAAAAGCGGTCCTGAAAATCGCCGGGTGCGACAACGGCAACTACAAACACCTGCGCGGGCGAGGGCTTGACGTGTGGGCGCTGGACGAGGCCGCGTTCATCGACGAACTGCCTCGGGTGGCGGACGCCGTGTTGTCGCCGCAGACGTGGACCACCAACGGGCGCGGCCTGATGGCATCCTCTCCGCCGGAGACACCAGGACACCCCTTCCAGCGCTACTACCTCGCGGCGAAGGCCACCGGGAACAGCGCACGTTACGTGTTCGACGACAACCCCATGCTATCGCCGGAGCGGCGCCAGGAGATTCTCGAGAAAGAAGCGGCGGCCAAACGCATGACGGTTGAGGAGTTCAAGGCCACCACCGTCTACCGTCGCGAGTTCGGCGCCGAGTTCGTCATCGAGGAGACGCGTGCCGTCCTGCCGCGACTGAGTGAGTCGCTGGCGGAGGCGCTGTTGCGCGAGGAGGAGTCCACTCCGCTGTTTGCGGACTGGTACACCCTCATCGACCTGGGGGGCAGCCGCGACCCGACTGGCATCTCCGTGGGCTACTACGACTTCCGCCGGCAGAAGTCCCGGCTGCAGCGCAACCTGAAGCTCATCCGCCCGACGACGGAGGAGATCGCCAAGGAGACGCGCCGACTGGAGACGGAGACGTTCGCCCAGATGCCCCAGCTGCGCGGGATGCACTTTCGCATCATGGACGACGACTTGGGCATCGTCCGCCGCGATCTGGCCGACAAGTACAACTTCGTCACCATTGCCCCGCGAAAGGACGACAAGCAGGCGGGCCTGATGGACCTCCAGGACGCGCTGTTGCGCTCGGACATCGAGTTCTCGCCGGAGTGCCGGGAGACGTTGGCGCAGTGCCAGGCCGCCATCTGGAACAAGCACCACACCGAGTATGAGCGGGTGGACGGCTTCGGGCACTTCGACCTGCTGGACTGCCTGCTCTACATGCACCGCAACGTCATCCCCAACAAGGGCCGCGTGCCACACCTCTACGGCGTGGACCTCCAGAACACCATCCCGGCGCGAAACCAGGAGGGCGACGTGTCGAAGACGGGCCGCGCTCTCCTCCGAGCGTTCGGTGGGGTAGGGTAGGGGCATGACGGACGACACGCTCCAGCATTGGGCCACCCTGCCGCCCGACAAGCTCGGTCCGAAGGTGCAGGAGAAGTTCGACGAGTTCGAGATGGCCCTGCTCAACCGGGACCTCCCTCGCATGCAGGCCGCCACCTACGCCTACTACGGTCAGGACGAACAGGGCTACGACACGGCGACGGTGGGGCGGACCGGCAAGCAGGGACAGATCCGCATCCTGAAGGACAACGAGTTCCGCACCGTCCTGCGCAACAAGCTCACCATCGCCACGTCGGAGCCGTCGGCGTTCGTCCCGGTGCCGAGCAACTCCGACTCGGACTCTCAGGCGTCCACGGTGCTGGCCCGCGCCGTCCTCGACTACTACTTCGACGAACTCGGCGCCGAGAAGCAGTGCGTGGGCGCGGCGGAGTCGTCGGAGGCGCTCAGCTGGTCCTGGGTGGATGTGGCGTGGGAAGACGAGGCAGGGCCACTCGGGCAGGCTCGCCCGGGCATCATTCCTGCGCCGCAGGATGGGACGCCGCCGCCAGCTCCAGGCGGCACCGACGCCACCCCTCCGCCCGCCGGCGGAGAGCCCTCCGGAACGCCGCCGCCGAACCTGCGCCTGACGCAGCGGCGCGTCGGTGACGCGGCGATTCGCCACCTCCTGCCCACCGACGTGGGTTTTGAGTACGACGCCCGGGGTGACGTGCAGTGGCTCATCCTCCGGCGGTGGATCAACAAGTTCGACCTGGCGGCCCGCGAGGAGGCGCGCGCACAGGAGGCGCTGGCGCTGGGAGACGCAGAGCGGGCGCGGGCGTTCGCCGAGAATGCCAGCCGCCTCCGGGCGATGTCCGGCGACACGCGGGAGGACCGGGTGTCCAGGTTCATCCGCGGATGGAGCATGGGCGCGCTGGGCGCCACCGACGCGCCGCGAGTCCCATCCGACGAGGTGGCCGTCCTGGAACTCCGCCACCGGAAGACGCCCGGGTGCCCCGAAGGGCGCTGGTGCCGAGTGGTGGCCGGCAACCTGGTGCTTGACTGCGGCCCAGCGCGATACGTCGACGAGACGGGCGAGGATGACCTGGCCTGCTACCGCATGGCGGCCGGGGAGCGGTTCGGCACGCCGCGGGCCTACACGTCCGCCCACGATGCGCTGGGGCTTCAGAAGGCGGTCGACACCCTCACGTCCATCCCCTACAGCAACCAGGCCGCACAGGGGCTCAACGTCATCGTCTCGGCGGAGGGGAGCGATCTACGGCCGGAGGATCTCCGGGAGGGGCTTCTGGCTCTGTACGCCAAGGGCGACCCGGCGGGCTGGCCGCGGACGCTGGACCTGGCCCACACGGACCCGCAGATCTTCGAGTTCCGCGACACCCTGAAGGGCGACCTCGGCTCGAAGCTCGGGATGGATGACCAGGCCATGGGCCGCGGGCCGCTCCCATCCTCCGGCTCGCTCGCCGTCCTCTTGGACGACAAGACGCAACGGAGCGTCTCGGGGCTCGCCAAGGCGTACAATGAGCTGCGTCGTCAGGTGGCGACCGGCATCTTGAAGCGTTTCAAGCAGTTCGGCCACGAGAGTCGCACCCTGCCGCTGATGCTCGGGAAGTCGAAGCGGGCCGTCATGGGTAGCTTCGCGGGCTCCGACTTGGGCGGCATCGACAGGGTGAAGGTGGAGACCACCGCCTCCATCATGCGCTCCGTCTCCGGCCGCCAGGTGGTGGCCGAGAGCATCATCAACGCGAAGGCCGCGGGGATGCCCATCGAGGCGCTCATCACCTTCTGGGAGACCGGGAAGTGGGAGCCGCTGGTGGAGGATGAGCACGCGGAGATGCTCACCATCCGCGAGGAGAATGAGCGCCTGCTCTCAGGCGAGGCGTTGGAGCCGGTGGGGATGAACGGCGCGCCGTTGCCGCCGGGCCCGGATGGCCAGCCGCCCACCAGCACGGCGCTCTTCACCGACAACCCCATCAAACACCTGCTGGGGCACCGGCCGGTGCTGGCGTCCCCCGCGGCCCGGAAGAACCCCGGGGTGGTGGCCAACGCCGGCGCGCACATGATGGCGCACGTCCGCATCGCCATGCAGTGGATGGCGGGAGACCCGCTGCTCCTCTTGCTCCACGGCCCCCCGCCCCAGATGCCCATGGCCGGGATGCTTCCGCCCGGCACACAGACGCCTGGAGGCGCTCCGGCGGAGTCGGGCGGTGGCGAGCAGCCACAGAAGCCGCCCAGTGAGCCCCGCGCGCCCTCGCCACCGAAGAACCCGAGCAACGGCCAGTCCTGGAACCCCACCGGAGAGGTGACCCCGAATGCGTGATCAAGACGCCGGCTTCCGCGCGACGGTGGACGGGCGACTCGTCACCGCCGCGTGCCTGAGCGAGCTGGTGGTGAAACTCCGCATTCTCGGGGTCGACGCCAACGCGACCGCCTCGGACACCACCAGCGCGCTCCGTTCGTGGCGCCGTCGTTTCCGCTACCCCACCCTGGAGACTCCTAATGCCTGACGCACCCGCCGCACCCGCGCCCGCCTCCGCTGGCGGAGCCCCCGCCCCTTCCGCGGCGCCAACGTCAACCGGCGCTGCCTCGCCCCCCGTCCCGGGAGTCACCGGGTCCACCACGCCCCGGGAAACCGGGGCTGGTCCTTCGTCGACCCCCCCGCCGGCCTGGCGCCTCAAGGTGTACGGCCAGGAGCGGGAGGTCCCTCACGAAGTCGCGCTCCGGTACGCCCAGCAGGGTGCGGCCTTCCAGCAGCAACGGGAGGAGCTCCAGCGCGCCCGTGCGGAGCACGAGAAGGAGGTCGCGGCCTGGAAGGACCGGTTGAAGAAGGATCCGGCCGGGTTGATGAAGGAAGCGGAGTTGGACCCGAAGGGCTGGGCCGCCGACTACCTCATCGAGCAGCATCAGCGCTCCCAGGAGACGCCGGAACAGCAGCAGGCGCGCGCCGACCGGGAGGAACTCGCCCGCCTCAAGGCCGAGAAGACGGAGGCCGAGCAGCGCGCGCAGGCAGAGAAGTCGGAGGCCGTGCGTCAGCGCCGGATGCGGGAGATCGGCCAGACGTTCGTGTCGGCGCTCAAGGAAGGGGGTGTCCCGGAAGGCCCGGCGTCCTGGCCCTATGTTTCCAAAATGGCGGGCTACCAGGAGGAAATCGACGCGCGCTTCCTGGCCGGAGAGCTCACCCCCGAGGAGGCGCAGCAGGCGTCGGACCCGAAACTGCTCGCCAAGCTGGCGACGGAGGACCTCCGAGCGGAACAGGCCGCGCTCTTCGGAAAGCTCCGCGGCGACGAGTTGGCCGCCGTCATGGGCGACGAGTGGCTCAACCGGGCCGCGGAAGCGTGGGTGATGCGCGAGGAGCGCAAGCGCGCCGCCACGCAGGCGCAGGGCGGCGCCGGAGCGGTGCCGGTCGGCGTCCAGCTGCCGTCGGCGCAATCGAACAGCAACGGCGCCGGCCGCCCGCGCGACCCGACCACCGGGAAGTTCCTCCCGTCGCGCGAGCGGACGATGTTCGAGGAGATCACCGGCATCCGCCGATAGTCGGTCGTCACACCAAAGCCGCTGTGCCCCTCCGGCGAGAGGAGCGGGGACCGGGGCAGCGCCCCGGCGTGTCGCCGTGCCACCGCGCGTTCGGTGGAGTCCGGGGACCACGACTGCGCCGATCTTGAGAAGACGACGCCGGGCGAACTCGCGTCAATACGTCAACGGGAGGATGCGAGCGACACCCACATTTCGGCATCGGTCAATCGCGCGATGGGCGGATGTGCGCTTGACCGCCGCACGTCGCGTCACGTAGCGTCACGTTCGTTGGCCCCGGAGATGTAGGCCGCGGGCGCAGGGGCGCACCTCTACCCGCCAGGGCGATGGGCCACCCCGAAGCCTGAAGCCACTACCGCAAGGGAGCCAGAGCCGCAGTTCGTCTCTGCCTCTTCACGCGCGCACGCGCGCAGCGAGTGACTTCACATGGCTTCCGCAGCTACCCCGACGCAGTCGCAGATGGCGAAGACCGTCTACGGCGAGCTCGTCAAGATGCCGTTCAAGGCGACCATCCTCCGGGACAAGGCGCCGTTCTCCGACAAGACGAAGGTGGGCAACACCTTCAAGTACGCGGCCGAACTCACCATGGAGCACGGCGGGACGTACAACGGAACCACCGGCTCCGAGGCGACGCTCAACGACGCCATCGTCATGGAGAGCGCGCAGACGGACATCTCCGCCTACGAGTTCCACATGCGGACGCGCATCACCACCCGCACCTTCGCGGAGGCGTTGAGCCAGGGGGCGACGGCCTTCGCCAACGCCACCAAGCAGCGCATCATGGCGCTGCAGGCGGGCGTCGAGTTCCGGCTGGAGCACTCCCTCCACTACGGCCAGGAGGGCATCTTCCAGGTGTCGTCCATCGACACCGGCGTCATCACCATCACCAACGCCACCTGGAACGCGCCCACCGCCATCCGGCTCATCAACGCGAAGCTGGAGGCGTTCGACGCCCAGACGGCGTCCGCCAACCAGCACAACGCCGACCTGACGGTGACGGGCGTCGACCTCGACGCGAAGACCATCACCGTCTCGGGCACGTCCTCGTCGGTGGTGGCGAACGACTGGCTCTACTTCAAGGGCGCCCGCTCCACCACGGCGTTCAACGAGATGGCCGGCTTCCACAAGCTGATGACCACCACGTCCGGGACGCTGCTGGGCATCAACGTGGGCACCTACCCCTGGTTCAAGCCCAACGTCTCGTCCAGCTTCGGCCGCCCCACCATGCTCCTGGTGCTCAAGGCGATGCGCAAGTTGGTGGGGCGCGACACCCTGGCGGCCCGGAAGGACGAGCGGCAGAACACCACGCTGCTGGTGCCCTCCGTCTCGTACGAGATCCTCAACTCCGACCTGATGTCCTCTCGCCGTTTCGACGGCTCCTATGAGCGCAGCCGCGGTACCACGGGCGTCGAGTCCATCGTCTACTACGGCCAGACGGGACCCACGGAGCTCCTGGTGGACCCGCTCATCCGCGACGGCGACATGATGGCGTTCGGCCCGGACAACCTGTTCCGCGTCGGCACCCACGACGTGAAGTTCGACCTCGGCCCGGACGACGACTCGGACCTCTGGAACCAGGTGGCCGACAAGACCTCCTACGAGGCGCGGGCCAACTTCATCCTGCACCCGGCGCTCCTCGCCCCGGGCCGCACCATCGCCATGACGGGCGTCACCGAGTAACCCACCGCCTTACCGGGAGACTCGGCCATGGCCTCGAAGAACACCACCGTCACGGTCGCCAGCCTCAATGCTGGTGACCTCTCGTTCGACTCCGACGCCGGAGCCCCGAACAACCTGCGCGCCCTCATCGATCACCTGGAGGGCGGGCTCAACGGCGCCCACACCATCCGCACCGTCACCGTGCGGGACTCCGCCGAGGCCGGGTCCGCCACCATCACCCTCGCGTCGATGGCGGCAGGCACCGTCCTGCTCATCAACGGCGTGCCCTTCACCGCCAAGGGCTCTGCGGCCACCACCGGCAACAACGAGTTCGACATCTCCGGGGGCACGGACACACTGGATGCCGCGGCGCTCGCCGCTGCCATCAACGCCAGCACCACGGCTGGCATCTCCGGGGTGGTGACGGCCACCAGCGCCCTGGCCGTGGTCACCGTCACCGCTTCCCAGCCCGGCGCCGGCTCCAACGGCGTCACCATCGAGAACCTGGGGGTGGTGGCCACTGGCACGGCGACGTGCGCGAGCGTCGACGCCGCCGACGCGATTGCCATCAACGGCCAGGCCATCACTGCGCACGCCACGACGGCGGCCAACAACCAATTCGTGGTGGGCGCCACCGACGCGGCCACGGCGACGAACCTGGCGGCGGCCATCAACGGCTCCACGACGGCCATTGTCTCCAAGCACGTCCGGGCGCTGGCGCGCGGTGCGGTGGTCCACATCTTCGCCAAGTACGGCGGCATCGCCGGCAACGCCATCACCCTGACGACGACGGACGGCACCGACCTGGCCGTTTCGGGCGCGCGGCTGACCGGCGGCACGCTCGCGCAGTACGAGGGCGCGCAGGCGGCGCAGACCACCGTCGTCTCTGGGGCAGACGGAGGCACGTACGCCACCGTCATCAACGGCGTGACCGTCAATGCCACCGGCACCAACGGCAACGACACCACCACCGCGGCGAGCATCGTGACGGCCATCAACGCCAGCACCGACGCCCTGGTGCGCGGCCACGTCACCGCCACGTCTTCGGGCGGGACCGTCACCCTGACGGCGGTGCGCGGCGGGCACCTTGGGAACGCGATCACCGTCTCGGTCACCGGCACCGGCTACACGGCCACCGGGGCCAGGCTGGTGAACGGCGCTCTCCCCACCGTCTCCGTCATCGCCGGAGGCACCGCAACCCCCGTGGGCGGCGGCGCCAACCTGACGGGCGGGAGCAACGACACGACCCTGACCCTCACGCTGTAGGAGGCGGCATGGACGCACACGAGGCAGAGGGCAGGAGGGCGGCCCTGGAGGAGCTCCGGGGCCTGGATGGCCGGGCACGCATGGGCCGCCTGATGGCCGTCCTGCGTCCCCAGAAGCCGGAGCAGTCAGCGGCCCCACCCGCGCCCGCCGAGGGGCCAGACCTCCTGACGCGGCTCCAGGCCCTGCGGACGACGGAAGGCGGGTAGCGGCCTGGCGCGGTACGACTCGGCGGATCTGGCGGCCGAAATCCGCGCGCGCGCCCTGGCGCCCGCGTCGTCCGCCTACGCCCCGGGCTGGCAGGACGCAGACCTCCTGCGCCTCGCCAACTCCGAGGCGCTCACCATCGCCAAGCGCATCCGCGCGAAAAAGTCCGGCTTTTTCAACACTCAGAAGGACACCGCCTTCACCGCGGGCACCGCCTCGTACCGAGTGGTGACACGGGCGCTCCACGGCTCCATCGCCCTGGTGCAACTGGTGGCGCCGGACGGGGCAGTCGGACACCTGGAGAAGTGGGTCGAGACGGATTTGGCGGGGCTCAACCCCACCACGCGCGGCATCCCGAAGGCCTACCTCTGGCGGAACAACTCGCTGGTGTTCTACCCGACGCCGGACTCCGCCTCGTACTCGTACCGCCTCACCTACCCGCGGCGGCCGAACAAACTGGTGGCGCCCGCGACGGCAGGAGTCATCACCGTCATTCAGGACGCGGTGAATCCCACCATCCTATCCCTAACCCTCAACGTCACCCCCGCCTCTCTGAGCATCACCACGTCGACGCCCTGCGACATCATCCAGGCCAGGCCGCCGTTCGACTCGCTGGTGGACGACTCGACGCCAGCGGCCATCGTTGGGTCCGCCATCCAATTCAACGCGACTGCCGCCGCCCGTTCGGCCCTGGTGGTGGGCGACTACGTGTGCCTCGCGGAAGAGGCCCCCGTGCTCCAGATGCCCCCAGAGGCGCACGTCGTCCTGGCACATCGGGTGGCCATGACGCTGGTGCCGCCAGAGGGTTCGTTGTGGAAGAAGCTGGCCGCGGAGCTCCGGCCGCTGGAAGAGGAACTCTACGGCGGCCTGGCGGATAGGGACCAGGATGAGCCGGATCATCTGGCCAACGAGGCGTTCTGGTGAGCCCGGCGAGCGCTTCCGCCGGGCTCATTGGTGGCAGTGATCAGCCTCCCGACCACGACCGCGACCACGACCGCGACCACGACCACGACCGCGACCACGACCCCGACCGCGACCACGACCGCGACCACGACCGCGACCGCGACCACGACCGCGACCACGACCGCGACCCCGACCACGACCGCGACCGCGACCCCGACCCCGACCACTCGAACCCTGCGCGCAGGATGGCTGCCGTCATGAGTCACCTCCCGACCACGACCGCGACCACGACCGCGACCACGACCCCGACCGCGACCACGACCCCGACCGCGACCACGACCGCGACCCCGACCACGACCGCGACCCCGACCACGACCGCGACCCCGACCCCGACCACTCGAACCCTGCGCGCAGGATGGCTGCGACGGCAGCCATCACTTCACCTCGGTGGGCACCCCGTGCGGCCAGGTGCACCAGTCCGAGAGTGCGCCGCGGTTGACGCCGGCCGGGAGCGTCTCCGTGGGGTAGGGCTCCACCTCCGCCAGCACGCCCGACTTGAGGGCGGCATTGAACCGCCCCGTGTCCGCCACCCAGGCGGCCGGGGACAGGAGAAGCTCCGTCGGCGTGATGCCCACCACTGTGCCGATCTGGTACATCGTGACGCCGCGAAGCAGGTACGTCTTGCCAACTTCGAACGCGACCTTCGGGGCCGCCGCCTTCTTCTTCGCCATGGAAACTACCCCGCCAACCAGTCGCGGGCAGGCAACCGGCGGCGGGGCCTCCGGTGCAACATGGAGAGGAACACCGCCGACCTGCCCGTCAGCGGAACGTACGCACCATACACCCGAGGCCACCAGTGCGCAACATGAACGTCCCAGCAGCCCTCGTCGCCACCCTCCTCCTTGCCTGCCCCGGCCAGGAGTGCATCTGGGATCACCACTGCGCCTACATCCTTGACACCACCCAGGCCCCACTGTGCGGCGTCTGGGAGTGGGACGCGGGCTACCTCCCGGACGGCACCCGCGAGGAGGAGCATTGGGTCCAGCGCCGGCCGCTCTGCTTCAACGGGGGCTGCGAGGTCTACTGCTCCGTCCCCTACGGCGACGAATCCGACTCCGGGACACAGGGGCTGGCCTCCGAGTCCGTGTACACCCCCGGGGTACCTGAGGTACACCACGGGGCATGCCCAACCGCGTCGCCTCCGCCCTTCTCCTCCTCTCCCTCTTCGCCGGCTGCAACAACGAGCCGGACTGGTTGCCGTTCATGACGGGCGTCGACAAGTGGAGAGGGCTGTGGCGGACGCCCACGGATGAGCATGCGCCAACCGGGAGCCTCAACCAGGCGCAGAACGTCGCGCTGGAGCGCAGCGGCGTGTTGCAGCCCCGGCGCGGCTTCGACTGGATGTCGTTCACCCAGGGCCTCGGCGGCACCATCAACACGCTCCAGTTCTACCAGGGCAGCCTCATCGCCCACTACGGCACCAACAGCATCGCCCGGTGGACCGGGAGCGCCTGGAGCACGTACAGCGGCACGTACGACCCGCCCGACGTGGGTGGCCGAGCGCACTTCTTCGAAGCGGAGGACTCCCTCTTTTTCCTCTCCTCGCTCGGCATGTACGAGCTGGACACGCCCACCGGGACGTGGCGCCTCACCGGCATGCCGGAAGGGCTTCAGGGCGTGGCCACGCTGCGCCGCACATCCAACGAGTCCGGCGGCTTCACCTCCGCCAACGGGCAGTGGGCGTACCGCATCGTCTGGGGCCACACCAACGCCAACCGGCGCCTCCAGCTTGGCCCGCCCTCCGGCCGCTTCGTGTTGGCCGTCCCGGCGAACGTCACCGCCACCACCGGGAACATCTCCAAGACTTCCGGCACCGCCGTCGTCACCGTCATCAACACCACGCACGGTTTCGCCACGGGCGAGTATGTGGACGTGACGCTGGGCGGGGCTGAGACGAACTTCGCCGCCGGCCGCTTCTCCGTCACCGTCGTCTCTGCCACGTCGTTCACCTACAACGACGGCGGCGCGTCCGGCTTCTCCGGCAACCCCGTCAACAGCATCACCTACGGCTTCTCCTCCCGAAACGCCGACATCGCCATCCCCATCCCATCTGGCGTCACTGTCGACGACTTCGTGCAGGTCTACCGCAGCGCGAAGTCCGCGGACGCCAACAGCGAGCCGAGCGACAACCTGGCGCAGGTTTGGGAGGGCTCGCCCACCAACCTCGAAATCGCCGCCGGGACGATGACCGTCACCGACAGGGCGTACGACGAACTGCGCGCCCCGGTGCTGTACACGTCGCTAGGGAAGTTGACCGACGCGAAGTACCGGCCGCCGAAGGCGCGGGACGCCGTTCTCTTCCGTGACGCGGTACTGATGTTCAACGTGGCCGGGATCCGCGCTCTCGAACTGCGGCTGCTGACCGCGGGCGCGGCCCTCAGCTTCCAGATCGCGGACCAGTTGATCTTCGCGGACCACCCCGACGACCTCACGTCCTTGACGTGGTCGGTGCCCATTGCCGCCGCATCCACTGAGGATGTCGCGGCCGGCGAGTTCAAGGTCTACTCGACCGGGAGCGTGGCTCAGAACATCGCGGACACGGCGAAGTCCATCGTTCGGGCCATCAACGGCTCGACCACCAACGACGAGTTGTACGCCGCCTACGTCAGCACCGACATTGAGGCGCCGGGGCGAATCCGGATCTACGCGCGCACGCCAGCCATCGGCCCGTTCTGCGCCTTCACGATCGTGGGCGGCGGCGTCCAGGTGGGCGACACCCTCGCCCCCCGCGTCTCCAGCGTCGTGCTGATGTCGAACATCGCCCGTTCCGGGTCGACCGTCACCGTCAACACCGCCGGGGACCACTACTTCGCCGTCGGGCAACAGATCGAACTGGCCCGCAGCTCGAACACCACCAACTTTCCGAACGGACTCAAGACGGTCGCAACCGTGCCGTCGTCCACGCAGTTCACCTACACCGAGAGCGGCGTGACGGTCGGCGCCGCGGCCAACACCGGATGGTTCTTCGACCAGGATCCCGGACTCTTCCAGTCGAACGAGTCCGACGCGAGCGCCGGGTTCATGTGGGGGGACCCCGACGAGCCGTGGTCGGTCCCGCCGACGCAGTTCAAGGACTTGGGCATCGGCACCATCCAGCGTGCGCACGCCACCCGTGACTACGTCCTGGTGATGACGGATCGCGGCTGGCACCGCCTCCTGGGCGACGGCATCAACTGGAGCGTCGACGAGTACGACCTCCAGTTGAACCTGAAGGCCGCAAAGACGGCGGTGGCGGGGCCTCGCGGCATCTACGCGCTCACCAACCAGGGCGTCGTGGAAGCGGGGGACTCAGCGCGCCTCATCTCCAAGCCCATCGAGGCGGACCTACGCGCGCTGGAGGTGGCGGCCACCACCTCCGTCCTCAACGCCTACGCCTTCGCGGTGGCGGACAACACCCGACAGCGGGTGTTCTTCTTCTTCCCGGACTCCAGCGGGGACACGTCCGGGGTGCTGGCCTACGTCTACTACGCCAACACCGGGGACTGGACCGGCCCGCACGTCTGGGACGGCGTCACCGGCGGCTTCCGCCATGGCCTGATGGAGCCGGACTCGGACACGCTCTATCTGGGTGCCGGGGCCTACGTGGCGAGCGAGCGACGCGCGGAGACGCTGGCCGACCAGACGGACCCCGTCTACCCAGGCCTGGTGAGCAGCACCGTGGCCACCTTGGCCGGCGCCGCCATCACATGGACGGCGGCTCCCGCCAACCCCGAGCGCTACTTCTTCCCTGGCGCGCGCATCTACAACAGCACGACGGCGACCACCGGCACCGTCGCGTCCTTCGCCGCGGCCACCAACACCATCACCCTGGAGAGCGCGACGGGGTTCAGCGTCGGCAACACCGTGCAGGCGCGGGACATCTCCATCGCTTCGAAGGTGGAGCCCATCGACATCGACGGCGGCAAGCCGGGGGCACAGAAGCTCTGGCAGCTGGGGAGCCTGCACTTCGACGACAGCCGCTTCGCCAGCGTCGACCTGAAGTGGTGGACCGACCTGTCCCCCACCTACAGCGACGCGACGCTGATGGCGCCTCCGGGCGGGGCGGGAGCGCACCGGACGGAAATCGACTTCTGGGTGGCGCGGAGCTGGATGCGCGGCGCCCGCATCCGGTGGCTGATGGAGCACGACACGGCGCGGGAGACCTTCGCGCTTCAGGGGTTCAACCTGGAGGGCGAGGTGGAGTCCAAGAGGAGCACCCGTTGACGGCCCCCGTCGAATTCGCCCGCCTCACCACGGAGCGGGTGCCCGCGGAGCACCGGACGTGGGTGGAGCAGGCCATCGCCACGCCCGTCAACCGGGTGCTGGCCCCGCTGGCGGCGTTCATGCGGCGCGTCATGCTGGCGCAGCTCAACGTCCAGATCATCCAGTACCGGGGGCTTCCGCCGTCGTCCACGGAGCCGCTGGAGCGCGCGTTGACCGTCGCCGGCCCCTGTCTCGGGGTGGTGGCGCTCGGGGCGAAGTTGCTGGACTCGGCGGGCGCGGAGGGCAACCCGGTGGGGACGGGCGTGGAGGGCGATGGGGGGTTGACGGTGCCGGCCTGGCGGGAGGTCATCTCGGCGGATCGCGGCGGGCGGCTGCTGCGCATCACCGCCCAGGCGGGGTTGACGCCGGGGCTGAAGTACTCCGTGACGTGGCTCGCGGTGGGTGGGTGAGGTAGAGTCGGAGCGCCATGGCCTACGTGGACGACGAGAACGAGAGGACTCCCGGGGCGGCTCCGCGCGGGGCGCCCGGTCCAGGTCTCGGCGGGGGCGTGGCCCCGACCTCCGTTGGCGCGCCAACTGTTCAGGCTGGCACGCCAGCGCAGCGCGGCGGGGGCGGGACCGGGTTCGTGAACTTGGAGAGGTACCTCACCGCCAACCAGGGCGCGGGCCAGGGGATGGCCAACCAGCTCGCCTCCAACGTCAACCAGCTGGGCCAGACGGCGCAGCAGGGCATCAGCGCTCTCCAGCAGAAATCTTACCTCTCCCCCGCCGCTACCCTCTCCGCCATGGACCCGAAGCTCTACGGCCAGGTGAGCGATGATGTGGGCAAGGCGGCGGAGTCGGCGCGCGCCACCCAGACGGCCGGGGGCGTGGGCGGGCTACTCACCAACCAGTACGGCGCCGGGGGCGGGTACGGCTCCGGCATGCGCGGCTTCGACACCTTCCTGACCCGGGCGGAGGGCAACGCCACCCTGGAGCCGCTGGCGGGGAAGTACGGGGGCCTGGACTCCTACCTGGGGACTTGGGAGGGCGGGTACACGCCGGCGACGCCCACGTCGTCTTCCAGCACGGAGGGCAAAGGGAAGTTCGAGAACGTGAACGACCGGTCCAGGCCTATGGCCTCCACCCCTGGCATGAGCGCCCCGGGCCGGCGGACTCCTGTCGGTAGCGGTGGACCCATGGAGTTGGAGCAGCGGATGCGCCGGAGGGTCCAGTAGATGCTGAGGATGGCCCTAATGCTGGTGGTGCTGTCGGCGCTCCAGGCCTGCGCCGCTGTCCGGATCTTGCGACCACGGGCGGATGTGTACGAGCGTCCTGGCGCGACTGTCGGGCCTGGCCGCGTTCGCCTCGTGGTTCATGCCGACGCGGCCGAGACGATCATTGATCGCGAGGGGGAGCGCCGGCTCATCGCCGGCCTGACGCGGGCGGGCCAGGTAGCAGCCGGCCGCGAGCCGCCTCCGGAGCCCTACACGCCGCCTCTCGAGCCCGTGGTCATGGATGGGGCCACCCTGATCCCCGGGTACATCGCCGATCTTGACCTGTTTTTGAGCAAGCACGGTTACGCCGTGGTCCGGGAACCGCCGTTCGATCTTGAAGTCGAGTTCGTGCTCGGCCGCGTGCGCTACGATAGGGACGACGGCTGGGTTGCTGACCGGGCCGCGCTCCGGTTCCGGCATCCACGGGACGGGTCGATCTTGAAGTCCGTCGAGGTCACGGACGCCGCCGGCCCGCTACGTCCCTCCGTGCTCATCGCGTGGCTGGGCCAGGCGCTCACCGGCCGGCCGTTCAGTCCGAGCGGGAGGCTGGAGTAGTGGCCTACGATCCGGACGAACTGCTGGACTCCCCCATCGACCTGAGCGCCAGCCTGGCGGGAGCAGGCACGGGCGCCGCCGCCGGGACTGCTGTGGCGCCGGGCATAGGAACGGCCATTGGCGCAGGCATCGGCTTTCTCGCGCCCATCGTTGCCAACCTCATCGGCAACGCCCTGTCCGCCGGGGACCGCGCGAAGGCCCAAGAGTACATGGACCAGGCCCTCGCCCTCTACGGCCCCGACATCCTGAAGGCCCCGGAGCTCGCCGCCCTCACGCCGCACCTGGGGCCGTCAGCCGTCGAGAGCGTCTACGCCGATCCGCAGTCGGTCGCCCTCCAGCGCCAGGCCGCCATGGACCTCCAGCGGATGTCCCGGCCGGACAACCTGGAGTTCCGCGCGGCGATGAACGACGCGGAGTCCGCTGCCAATCAGCAGGCCAACGCCCAGCAGGGCGCCATCCAGCAGCGACTCCAGGCCCGCGGAATGGGAGGCTCCGGGGTGGACTTCGCGCTCCAGCAGCAGGCCGGGCAGGACGCGGCCAACCGCTCTGCGGCATCCGGCTTCGGCGCGGCGGCGGAGGGTCGGCGCCAGGCGCTCCAGGCCATGAAGGATTACGGCCAACTGTCCACCACCATGCGCGGCCAGTCCTTCGACGAGGGCGTGACGCGCGGCCGCGCTCGGGACAGGGTGGCGGAGTTCAACGAGGCGGGGCGTGTCGCCGGCCAGCAACAGGCGTACGAGAACCGCCTCGCCGGCGCCAACGCCTACGCGGGAGCGCTCGGGAACGCCGCTAACGTGGCCGGCGGGCACGCCACCCAGACGCAGCAGACCTTCGGGAACATCGGCCAGGGGGCCGGGCAGGGGCTCGGGGCGTTCGCGCAGTACATGAACGGCCTCCAGCAGCCCAAGAAGAAGCCGGGGGAGGAGTGATGGGCGGCGGGACGGTGGACCCGGGCGGAGCTGATTGGGGCGGGATGGGCGGCTCCTACGAGGAGGAACTGCGTCGGGAGGAGTTACGCCGGGCGCTTGCGGCGGCGGGCCGGACCCTCCCGACGGCCACCCACACCACCACCCCCGCGACGTGGCCGGGCGGCCAGGCGCCCGAGGAGTGGACCCCGGAGGTCGGCGCCCGGGCGGCGGCCGAGGAGGACAGGCAGCACGCCATCGCCGAGCGGACTCGCGCGGGTGACGCCGCTGGACTCCGCGCGCTGGCGCCGCCTACGCCCACGGGCGAGGCGCTCGCCGCTGACCTCCAGGACGCCGCCGCCAAGGAACAGGGCGGCTTCCTCCGTCGCTTGACGCACCCCGGCGAGGGGCTCGCCAACAGCCCTGGCGCGAAGCTGGCTGCGGCAATGGGCGTCCCGGGCTACGGGGATGGCCCCGCGTCGCTGGAGGACATCGGTGGCGCCGTTGCCGGGGCCGTCCGCCGCATCCCTGGGGTGCTTGGGATTCCCGGGGCGGACGCCGCACCCCAGCCCCAGCCCGCTACCGTCGCACGCACCCCGCCGCCCATGGATGACGCCGCGAACGCTCTCGTCTCCATGGCCAAGGACGCCTCCGCTCCACCTCCGTCAGCCCGGGCGGCGCCTTCCGTCGGGGTGGGTCGGACAGCGGACGTGCGGGTGCCGAACGTCGCGGTCGCTCAGGGGCTCGGGGCTCCGTCGCCGGGGAACGCGGCCACGGTTGCGGCTGCAGCCCAGCCCTCGCCGCTGCAGCTTGCCCAGCAGGTCCAGGCCGCCGGCGCGCCCCCGGCAGCGGCGCCCGTCCCCGACCCCCTCCAGCTGGCCCTGGAGGCATCTCGGCGCAACCGCTTCATCGCCGGCCTGACGCGCGCAGGCGGAGCGATGATCGGCCGCGGTACCGGGCCGGGGTACGACGCCCTGGACGAGAACGCCGACCGGCCCTTGGCGGATCTGGCATTGACGCAGGCGGACGCCGCCCGGAAGAAGGCGGCGGCGGCCACGGCCCAGGACGCCGACCCCAACAGCCCGCAGTCCCGGATGGCGCGGGAGTTCCTGGCCAGCGTCCTCCCCGGCATGGCGAAGCGGCCGGAGTTCGCGGGCGCCAGTTACGCCACCCTGTCGCGGGGGCCGCTCGCCAAGTTCTTGGAGGCCAACGTGGACCTCCAGAAGGAGCGCATCCGGGCGCAGGGGGAGATCGACAAGGTGCGCGCCAAGGGTGGGGGGCGCGGGGGGTTGACGCCGGCTCAGGAACTCCAGCGAGAGAAGTTCGACCAATCCCTCGTCGAGAAGGCCACCAAGGACGCGGAGGGCGCCTCGGAGTTGTCCGACTCGCTGAACCGACTGGAGGGCGCCCTGAAGGGCGGGGACCTGCCGGGCGTCGGGCGCGTCGTCGGTCGGCTGGCGTCGTGGGGGATTGGCTCCGACGAGGGGATCCAGCTCCGGACCGATCTCGCGAAGCTCGGGAACATCATCCTTCGAGCCCGGAGCGGCGCCGCGGTGACGCCCTCAGAGGCGGAGCGCGCCGCCATCGAGACGGGGACACAGCCTGGGGCGTCGGAGCAACAGGTCCAGATCGCCACCAAAACCGCGGTGGATGTGATGCGTCGCGCCGAGCGCAACCTACGCGCCAAGTACCCGGGCCGGACGTGGGAAACCATCCAAGAGGCGGGGGGGTGGGCGCCCGGCGCGACGGGCGCGCCGACCAGCGCCACCGCCCCCGCGAAGATCCGTGTCACCAACGGCACCGAGACGTTCGAGATCGACGCCGCCGACCTGAAGGACGCCGCCAAGGAAGGATTCCGGCCTGTCCAATGAGCTGGCGCGAGCGAGCGAGTCCGGTCGAACCCGGCTCCGGGAACCAGTCGGCGCCAGCGGACACCGCCGGTTGGCGGAGTCGCGCCAAGCCGGTGATGTCCGGCGGCGAGTCGGCGCTGTGGGGAGGTCTCCAAGGGGTCTCCCTGGGCTTCGCCGACGAGATGGAAGGGGTGGCGGGCGGGCTGGCCGACCTGCTCTCCGGCGGGGACTTCGACTACTCGGGCAACCGCGACGAGGCGCGTCGGAAATACGCCGCGGCCGAAGGCGCGAACCCGGAGCTCTACCGCGGCGGGGAAGTCGTGGGGGCGGTGGGCGGCGCCCTCCTCCCGGGCGGAGCTGCCGCCAAGGGCCTGAAGGGCGCCATGGCGCTGGGAGCGGCCACCGGGGCGGCCCAGGGCCTCGGCACCAGCGAGGCGGACCTGACTGAAGGTGAAGTGGGCGAGGTGCTCACCGACACCGCTATTGGCGGAGCCGTTGGAGCTGGCGCTGGCGCGGTGGGACACGGCGTTTCCAAGGCCGTGAGCGCACTCCGCGGGCGGGCTGCGCAGGGCGTGCGGCTGGCGGAGGCTGACCAGGCCGCCACCGAGTACGGCTCCAGGTATGCCGCCAAGAAGTCCGCAGAGAGCTCTCTCGGGGGCGAGGCTGCAGCGGGCCTCCGGGCGCTCAGGGAGGCAGAGGAAGTGGTGGCCAACGCCTCCGGCCACTACACTCCGGCGCAGATCTCCAAGGCGCAGGCGTTCCTGGCCGACCCCAAGGCCGCCGCCGTGCGCCAACGGGCCGCCGAGAACGTCCTCGACCGCGGCGCCGACCGGCTGGGCGGAAGCCTCGTGGACGCCGAGAAGGGGCTCGCCCAGGCGCGCGGGGCGTTGGCCCCGGCCGCGGTGGAGGCTGGTGCCGAGGCGGCCATGGCCAACCCGGTCCGCCGGGAGATCGCCCCCCGCGTCTGGACGCTGGGGCACCGACTCCTCCCCGTCATGCTGGCCAGCGGCGGGGCGGCTGTCGGCGGTCCGGAGGGCGCGGCCATTGGCGGTGGCCTGGGAACCGTGATGGCGCTCACCCAGGGCAGGCCGGGCACCATCATCCGGAACGCCGTCCGAAGCCCCGGTGTGCGCAAAATGGTATGGGAGTTCGTCGAGTCCGCGGCCGGTGGGCCGGTTCTCGGCAGCTTCGGGGCCATGCTACAACGCGCCTTGCAGACGGGCGGGACGCGGGCGGGGCTGGCGCTCCACGAGGCGCTGTTGGAGCGCGATCCGGAGTACGCGGCGGCGGTGGAGCGAGCGGTCATCGAAGCGGGAGGTGAGGAGTGAAGCGCGGCCTGTTGATGATCGCGGTGGTGGTGAGCGCCGTTCTGGCGGCCCAGGCCATGGGCCAGGTCACCCGCTTCGTCATCGAGGATGGTGACGGCGGCACGTCCTCGGGCGGCGGGCGGGTGAAGAACAACGGGCTGACCACCCTGGCCGGCTACCGCTGTGCCTCCAACGTCTGCACCCGGGACGCGCCCACCGCGGCCAACGAGGGCGTCGTGCTCTCCGGCGTCGGCTCCTACATCTTCACGGCCACGCTCTCCTCCGGCACCTTTTCTGGCACCGGGGCGGTGGAGTTCTACGTCTACGTCAACGACGCCGAGTCCGGGAATCCGCCGGCCGGGTGGTACTACGTCATCGGGAAGGACATCGTGCCCACCTCCGGTAAGTCCTCCATCATGGGGACGGTGCAGAACGTCTCGCTTCGGCCGGGCAACTACCGCCTGGTGGCGCGGGCGAACGCGGTGGGCACATCCGTCGCCGCGCCCATCCTGACCACCTCCCTCCGGGCCTGCCAGACGGAGACCTGTGCGCCATGACGCCGGCCACCCGTCAGAAGGTGCTGGTATGCCTGGTGATCGCCGGGTGCGTCGGCGGGGTGGCGCGCGCCCTGGACGACACCGGCGCAACCAGCCCGCTCCGGCTCATCCAGTTGATCGTCAGTGGCCCGTCCACCCTCGGAGATCTGACGGTCAACGGGGATGCCGGGGTTGTCGGGCGGACGCAGCTCGCGGGTGAGGTGACGGCGCTGGGGTACGTCTCCGGGCGCGGTGACGCCGGGGTGAACAACCTCACCAGCACCGGCGGCCTCTTCCCGCTGATGACCAGCGGCGACGGTGTCACCTTCGCGAACAACGCCACCGAAATCCAGTGGCCGGCGGCCAACGCCACCCTGCGCGGGAACGCCTCCGGCACCCAGACGGCGGGGACGTTCACCGCGGCGGGCGAGGTGCAGCCCGGCCCGGATGGCATCCGTTCCGAGGGCACGGGGGCCTTCGACACCAATAACCACTCGACCAACGGCACCACGGGCTACACCTGGGACCGCTCCGTCGACCTCACCTCCGGCAACTTCGGGTGCTGGCGGGACAACGGCACCACGGCGCTCACGTGCCTGTCCTGGGCCGGCAACCTGGTGTTCCAGTCCACCGACTCCACAGGGTCGCCCGGGGCCGCCACCATCGACAAGCCCTGTGGCCGGAGCGCGGTGGCGGCCGGGGCCGCGTCGGTGGTGATCACCAACTCCACGGTGGCGGCCACCAGCAATGTCCAGGTGACGCCGCTGTCCTCCAGCGCCGTGGACTGCGCCGGCTGGTACGTCTCCGCCGTTGGCGCTGGCAGCTTCACGCTGACGTGTCCGGCCGGGAACGTGGTCGGCAACTGGTCGTTCATGTGGTGCGCCTTCGGGGCGCAGTGAGGGGCGAATGAAGACGCACGAGAAGATGGCCGTTGGGGCGATGACGGCGCTGGGCCTGGCGGTGGCCGCGGTGGTGGTGTTGCCCGGGCCGCCCGCCCGGGCCGACGCGACGCCCCCGGCCTACGTCGACGCCCGGACCTTCCTGACGCGCCTGGAGTTCGAGCGCGAGGGCTCCAGCTGGCTCTGCCGGGGGAGGTGCCGCGGCGCCTTCGCGGACGGCGGTGGGGCGAAGGGTCTGTGGCTCCCCGTGGGCGGCGGCTACCTGTCCAACGGCACCATTGGCGGGTGCGCGACGGCCCTGGTGGCACTCTGCACGTCCGACGCCGTCGCCAACGCGCCGACGGAGTGACCATGCTCTGGCTCCTCGCCCTGCTCGCTTTCGCGCAGCCCGACGAATGCACGGACCGCTCGCCCGGGCTCTCGAAGTGCGTCGAGTACGAGCCACCGAAGGACGGCAAGGTGAAGTGCCGCGCAGCCTGCCACCACGGGCGCCGACCGGACGGTGGCACCTACGGCACCAACGTCTACGCGGAGGGCAAGGACAAGGCTGCCTGTCTCTTCGAGCTCCAGCGCCAGGCCACCAACGGCTGCAAGCCCGTTGAGGCGCGGAAGCGGTGAGCCTCCGGGGCCAACTAGACCTGAAGACGGGGATCGCCGTCGTCGGCGTCCTCCTCACGCCGGCCGGCGGGTGCGTGGGCCACACCTGGGCGCGGTACACGGCGGCGGAGGACTTCCGCCGGGAGCAGTTGGACCACCGCCGACTGCTGGAGGAGCACGGGAAGCAACTGGCGGAGGTGGCGCTTCTCCCGGGCCGGGTGCAGCGCATCGAGAAGGCCGCTGAGGGCTACCAGGAAGCGCAGCGCGCACAGGCCGCCGCGCTCCAAGAGATCCTCCACCTACTCCGCGGCGGAACGCGCCGGGCGAGCGGGAAGGCGCCCTAGACGCCCTCCCGCGGCCCGCGCGGTGCTACTCCGCCAGCGGCGCGAGGGTGCGGGCGATGGCGAGGAAGATGAAGTCCTTCGCCTTCTGCTCCGGCGGGAGCGCGTTGTACTCCACGAAGCAGGGGTGCTCCTTCTTCTCCGGGTCCTTCACCGGCCCGTACTTCCACCCGGCCGCGCGCTTCTCCGCCAGCCACGACTCGTGGGAGTCGCTCGGCTTGGCGTCCGGGTGCGTCAGGGCGTGCATCACCCCGTTCAGCGCGCTCTCCCTCTGCCATGCCGGCGCATCCTTCCAGGCCGGCTGGGAGTTGTCCCCCAGCGCCTGACAATACGCCCGGTTCGCCTCGTGGCACGTCTCCGCGATCTTCTCCAGCATCTTCATGCGGTGCTCCCTCCTGCGTTGTGAACTTCTAGACGCGCCGGGGCCGCGCGATTACCCGGCGCCGCGCTGCGCGCCATCTCCAGCAGGAGGTCCCGGAACGGGATGGGTGTGGCCGCGCGCTCGTTGGCGGTCAGGCGTTCGAAGCGCTTGCGGCCGGTGATGGCCTCGAATCGATCCCGCGCCCATGCCCGGTCCTCCGGCGTCACACCCGCCTTCCGCGACATCCCGCGCCGGAACCGCGCCCGCTCCTCCGCCGAGTGGAACCCCTGGTCCAGTCGCGCGGCGGAGACGCTCAGCCCCCACGTCAGCGACGGCAACGCACACCGGACGGCGAAGAGCCAAGTAAGCTTCTGGGCGCGGTGCCCGTAATGACCCTGCGCGACGCAGCACGTCCACCCGCCCTCAAAGTCCGCCACCACCCACCCGCCGGACCGCGGAGGCTCGTGCAGTCCAAATGTGCGCCAGGCGCGTGACGCCTCCGGGTGCTCCAGCACGCCGCCCCAGCGCCGCACCGCCGCCAACGCCGCCGCGAAGCACCCGCCGTCATCCCCGAGCTTCCTTCGGACGGTCGCGCTCGGGCCGCCGAACCAGTAACGGCCCCAACGCTGACACGGCGGATGCGCCACCACCGGATGCGGCCCCGCATAAGTCCTGGCGTCCCGCGCCTCGTCCCACGGGTCCACGCCCGGGAGGCCGTAGTAGCAGCCGCCGCGCTGGACGTAGAGGGCTGCGACGGTCACGCGTCCTCCTCCCGCGGTCCCTTCGCCACCGGCTTGCCCAGCCTCCCGCGCTTGCCCTGCCACCAGATCGCGCCGCAAGACCTCTCGGGGCACTCAAGTTGACGCAGGATGGGCGTTCCGAGCGGGGCATACGGACGCAGCATCCGGCCGCAGGCGGGGCACTTGAGGGGCTTCACCGCACGCCCCCGAACCGCTGCGGCACCCCGAAACTCGCCGCCGACTTCCTCCCGGCCACCTGGAGCTTCGGTCGCCGGCTCTCCTCCAGCGCCGGGCACTCCGCCGAGCAGAACTTGGCCTTGATGCCGCCACGCCGCTCCGGCAACGTCCCGCCGCAGGCGCAGAGCACGACGGGCTTGCCGATGACCTCGTGCGTGCGCGTCCGGCAGGAGCGGGCACAGGCGACGACTCCCCCGCAGCCGGGACAGGCGCTCACTCCAGTCCCTCCGCCTTGCAGTCCGCCAACCACTGGCGGAGGTTGATGCACGCTTGGACGTGGCGGATCGGGCCGTCCGGCGACGACGCATCGCACCGACCCGAACAGACCGTGAGCAGGATGGCGTCGGCCAGCCCCGTCCCCCTCAGCACCAGCGCCCGAAGCTTGCCGATCTCTTCGTCGCTCGCCTTGGCCATGGCGGCGTCCAGCGTCGGGGCGAAGTGGAACCGCTTCTCGTACTCGGCCACGGCGGCGTCAGCCCCCACCGCGGCCAGCGCTGTCCCGTAGCCGATGCCGGCCCGGACCAGAAACGCCTGCCACCACCGCTCTGCCCGCTCGTTCGTCTCGCTCATGCCCGCCCTCCCTCTTCAGCACGCGATAGCATTTCCTCCACCACATACCACTCCGCCCGCCCGGACGCAACAAGCACGGTGCTTGACACGCACGGCGGCGGGCGCTATGGTGGGTGGATGAACAAGGCTCGGGTCCGCCTATTGGAGAATGTGCTGCGCCGCCTCATCCAGGAGCGCGGCTGTGTGGGATGCCTCTTGGATCCGCCCCCGTTCGTGCGGGGCAAGGACACGCGGTGGTGTTTGGACGAACACGCCGCGGACTGCGTCACCAGGCTGGCCGTGGAGGCGCTGGGGATGGCGCGCCCATGAGTGCCCGTTTCTGTGGAGACACCAGCTGCGGACACGCGCGGTCGTTGCATGGCCCGGCGTGCGCGACCGGGTGCGGGTGCCGCGGGTTTAGCGCCCATCCCGTCGCCCCATCCTGGGAGGTGGCTGTCGTGGACTGGTGGCTGCGTGAGGTTCAGCGGGAGGACGGGCAATGACCGCATTGAGCACGACGTTTGCGCAACTGTTGATGAGGCTGGGGGCGTGCCGGGAGGCCCGCGAGTGGTGTGGCGACCGGACGGCGGAGCAAGCGTGGGCGGATGCGCCGCGCGCCGACTGGATGATCTGGCTGTTGCGCGCGCTCGGCGTCGCGGACCGCTGGGTGAGCGCGGACCTGGCCCGGCTGTTCTGCGCAGACGCCATGGAGACGGTCGGCTCGCCAGAATGGGCGCGCCTGTTGCGTGAGCTGCCCCGCGTGGTGGATGCGGAGACCGCCGCGACGGCTGAGTTCTGGTGTGGCTTCGCCAGGGAGTCCTCCTACGCCGCCGCCTACGCCGCCTACGCCGCCTACGCCGCCGACGCCGCCGCCGCCGCCGCCTACGCCGCCGCCGACGCCGCCGCCGCCGACGCCGCCTACGCCGCCGCCGACGCCGCCGCCGCCTACGCCGCCGACGCCGACGCCGCCGCCGCCTACGCCGCCGCCGACGCCGCCGACGCCGCCCGTACCTCTTGCCAGAAGCGGTTGGCGGATATGGTGCGCGAGCGCGTCCCCTTCACCGTTGTGGCGGCGGGCCTGCCATGACGGCCCCGCTCATCCATCCCGCGCTTGCCCGCCGCGAGCAGTGGACCGCCCTCTGTCGGGAGGAGGCCGCAGCGCTCGAGGAGGTGAACGCCGCTTCGCGCGCCCACCTCCGTGCCGTGACGGAGAAGTTCTCGCGCTGGCTCCTGGCCGACGCGACGAAGGCGCTCCAGCAGGCGCACGCGCGCCTTGACGACGTGCGGGCGAAGATTGCGCAGTACGGGAGGGAGCATGAGTGAACTCGGTCCGTGGTCGAGGGGGTGGCGCGCCGTGTCCGGCCGCACGAACGAGAGGCGCGAGGATGGGTCCGAACGACGCTACTTTCCGGGCGTCCAATGGGGCGACGACCCGTGGCGGCGCGACACGGTTCATGTGGACGGATCGCTGGATGACTGCGAGCGCGCCGTCCTGCTCATCGCCACGGCCCCGGACATGTACGCCGTGCTGCGCGCCGCGGAGTGGTCGGTCCCGGTCCGCGGCGTGGGCTCATGTTGCCCGTCGTGCGGTGGCGAGGAGATCGACGGCCACCGTTCGGGGTGCGCGCTCCGTGCGGCGCTCGCCAAGGCGGATGGCCGCTGATGGCCGCGCTTTCGGAGTCATGGGGGCCACCGACGCGCGGCATGACGGCAGACCAGAGCCTTCGTCGCGCAGAAGTCCGCCTCGACCTTGGGTCCCTGCTGGGCGGCGCCCGCGACGGCGAACGCCTCCGCTACGCCCCGCTCGGCCGCGCCTTCACTCGCGACGTGCAGGCAGTGGCGGAGGAGTACGGGTACCGGGTGGAGTCGGTGGGGTTGGACGGGTTCATGCTGGTGAAGGACTGGACGGGAGGGCCATGAGCACGAAACCGAAGAGGATGGCGGCGTTCCAGTCGTTCCTGGTGGTCCGCGGACGAGTGGCGTCCATGTTCGATATGCTGCGCTACGACCAATGTTTTCCGGCCAATGAGCGCCAGGCCGCGGCGATGTGGGAGTCCTTCTCGACGGGACGGCCGGTCGAGTGCGTCGTCATCCTGACCCGACGGGCCGCCAACGACAACCCAGCCACCGCGGACCGATGGCGTTCGTTCAACTGCGAGGTCTTGGGGCAGTTCTCGGCCTTCTCGGATGCTGAGGCCTTGGCCGACCGGGCCGTACGGGGTCCGGCGTGACCATCCCCACCGCCGACGAACGCCACCGCCAACTCCGCGCCACCGCTGACGTGTACCGCGTCACCGCGTTCCAGGATGTGCGGCGGCGCAACGGAGTCCGCCAACTCTGGGCGTACGGGCGGCTGGAGCTGGGCGACCTGGGCCTGTCGGTCGAGGCAGTGCTGGTCGGAGAGGTCGTGTCGGAGGCCCTCAACTCCATCCGCGCGGGCGGGCTCATCCGCATTCCGGAGCGGCGCGCCGCCAACGGGAAGGTGTATTGGGACAACGACTTCCTGCGGCTCGACGATGCGCAGGTCAACGAGGTGCGGCGATGGTTCGCGGGGCGCAGGTGAACGGCCTGGAGATCAACGGCGACGTGGTGGTTGCCCGCCTCCGCCGCGTCGCCGACAGCACCGCCCGCGGACGCGACTACGGGCTTGCCGTCGTCGGCCCACTTCCCCCGCGCGTCTGGGCGCTGCTCGTTGCGGTGGCGGAGGAGTTCGACCGGGTGGCCGCCGTGTCGTACCAGGCGCCGGAGTTCCCCTGGACGCCCATGGAGAACACTGGGCCGATCATCATCGACACGGCGCGCGGGAGGCTTCAGTGCTGGCCGACGCGCTCGGTGGGGTGGGGCCGGACTGGCAGTGGGCAGAGCGACACGAGGGAGGGGTGATGGACGCCAAGACGCGCGTGACATTGGGCGAGATCCGGTTGGAGACGGAGGCCGGCCTGCTGTGCCTGCCGACGATCGACGAGATTCGTGAGGCCATGACGGACCCCGCCACTGTCTTGGAGTTGCAGAATTCGCTAACGGCGGTGCGCGAGGCCCTGGGCGCCATTCAGCGTCGGGCGGACGAGGCGCTGGGGCACTCCGGATGACCGACGCCGACAATCTCGCCGCCCTCCAGTCCTGGGCCGCCGACCTGGAGCGGCGCCAGCTGGCCAAGCGCCACGCCAGCCGCGGCTCCATCTGGAAGCCAACGGCCACCGCCGCGACCCTTCTAGGGTACGAGTGCGAGCGTCGCATCGTCTACCAGCGCGTCATTCCGTGGGCGGCGGAGCCCGTCTCTCCGGAGTTGGCCTCCATCTTCCAGGAGGGCCGACAGCACGAGCGCCAGGTCTTCCAGGAGCTGGAGGATGACCTCGGGGTAGAACTCCGGAACCGCAACGCCACCTTCCGGGACGACTCGCTGGAGATCGCCGGCCAGTTGGACGCGGAGGCCAACGTCCCGGGCGTGGGGTGGGTGCCCGTCGAGGTTAAAGGGTTGGCATTCATCCCGGGCGACTCGGTGGAGGGCGTGGACCTGGCGAGCGGCCCCACGTCCCTGTTGCAGCGCTACTACGCGCAGCTCCAGATCTATCTGTTCCTCCGGGGCAGACCGCTGGGCCTGTTCATTTTCAAGAGCAAGGTCACCGGCCGTTGGCGCTGTGTCGCCGTCGCCCTTGACTACGACCGGGCGGAAGTGCTCCTGAAGCGCGCCGAGCGAGTGCGCGACGCGGTCAGGGATTACGTCGCGGCGTTCGAGTTCGTGCGGCCGTTCACGCAGGACGGGCCGGCGGACTCTCTTCCGGTCGACGATCCTGGCGAAGACGGCTCCGCGCGATGGGGGAGTGCGATGCGCGCCGCTGAGATCGAACTGCCCGACCGCATCCCCACCCGCTCCGAGTGCCCCGGGTGCCCGTTTCGCGGCATCTGCAACCCCGCGGACGCTCCGGTTGATCCCGCGTTACTGGTGGACGACGCGGCGCTGGTGGCAGACCTGGAGGCACTGGAGAAGGCGCGCCCGGAGCGTCAGCACTACGAGAAGACGTACGAGACGGTGCGCGCACGCTTCGCCCTCACGGCTGGCAGGGAGTTTTACGCCGGTCCATTCAAGGTCGAGAAGGCGCCGCACGGGAAGTCTTGGCGCCTAAAGATCACCCGACAGCAGGAGGACACAGATGCAGCAGAACGCGAGTGAGCAGCAGCCCAAGACGACCACGACGGAACGCCAGCCGCTTCAACCCATCGCCACCACGCGCGCAGACCAGGCGATCGAGGCGTCGCCCGTGCGCATCGGCGGCGGAGACCTGCTGGACCCGGACGAGGTCACTCCGGAGGCCCTGGAGGCGCTGGGGCGCCGCGCCGAGTTCTTCGAGAAGGCCGTGCGGATGGCGCTGGCCTGGACTGAGCCCGATCAGTACGTCATCCACAAGTCGGAGGACGGCAAGACGAGCACCGTCTACCCGATGGGCCGCGCTGCCCAGGCGCTCCTGAAGTTCTTCGGGATGAAGTTCGCCGCGCCCATCCCCATCGTGAACGACGCCGGCCACATCATCGGCCACCAGCCGGGGCCACAGGAGTGCCTGGCGGAGACGCGGGAGACCAAGCGCGAGGACGGCAGGGCGACGCGCTACGTGTGCGTCACCAGTGCCCTATGGATGTCCAGCGGCCGGTGCGTCGCGCTCACCGAGGGGAAGCGCGCCATCGGCCCCGGCTACTCGAAGGACGAGATCCAGGCCCGCCAGTGCGCCGTCCAGAACATGGCGTCCCGCGCTGCGCGCCTCGTGTTGGGCCTTGGTGTCAGCCCCGACTGGTTCATCGCCCGTGGCGTCGACCTCGGCAAGGCGAAGGTGGTGGAGTACCAGGACCACAAGGGCGCCACGTCCTCCGACCCGCAGCAGGCCAAGCTCCCCTTCGGCAACGAGAAGGGCAAGGCGGTCAGCGAGGCCAGCGACGACGCCTTGCGGTGGATTCTCCCGAAGGTTCAGGAGTCGGTGAACGACCCGGCCAGGTCCCGATTCCAGGCCCAGAACAAGGCGCTTGCTGCGGCCATCGAGGCGGAGTTGGCGCGACGGGCAGCCGCCCCCGCCCTCTCCGCGGAGCAGGCGGAGGAGATGGAGCGCACCATCATCGCCTTCCGCGAGGAGGCCGCCGCCCTGGGCGTCGACGCGAAGAAAGTCGACAAGTACGTCTCGGAGATCAAGACGCTGGAGCAGGCCAAGACGGCGCTGGAGACGTACCGGAAGCGCCGCGAGAAGGCCGAGAAGAAGTAGCGGCCCTCGCGCCCCGTTATCCGGGGCAGGCGTTCGCGCTACCGACTTCCCTCCGAACAGGGCCGACACCACGTCAAGTGCGTCAGCGCCTCCACCAGCGCTTCCAGCCGCTCCGCCACCTCGTCGAACCCGAGCTTGCGCATCTTGGCGGCCAGGTCGGCGGTGGAAGTCATGCGCCACCTGGCGCGCCAACGGTGCCCGCCAAGATGCCGGCCAGCTTCGCATCGAAGTGCGCGAGCGCCTCCGCCATGCTGACGTTGTGGGCGGCGCACAGCGACAAGAGAACCAGCAGTACGTCACCGGCCTCCTGTGCCGGGGTCGAATCGCCCTTGCCACGGCACGCCTCGATCAACTCCGACGCCTCCAGATGCAGGTGGCAGCCGCGCGCGCTCCAGTCCGTCCGCCAGCCGCGCCGCACGCAGGCGCCGAGCGCATCGGTCGCCATGCGCTGCAGGGTCTCCGCGACGCCCTCCATGGTGGCCGGAGGCGCCATCACGCCCCCTTCACCAGCGCCGCCGGCTGGAGCCCCAACGCACCCGCCAAGTCTACCAGCGTGTGCAACTGCACCCGGAAGCGCCCGTTCTCGATGCGCGAGAGCGTCTCCCGCTTCAGGCCGGCGGATTTCGCCAGCGCCTCTTGAGACATCTTCGCGCGCTTGCGCGCCGCCGAAATCCGACACCCCGTCTCTCTATAGATTGGTTCGAGCATGCCGTCTCGTAGCACGCGAGCGCCGGGTGCGCAATGGTGCCGTGGTTGACAGGCACGGCGGACGCGAGTATTGAAGTCGGACGGAGGTCGCACATGAAGGACGGGCGGGCTGGACCGCGAAACCCCAATTGGCGCGGCGGACGATCGTTGGCGTCCAATGGCTACGTGCTGGTGCGGGTGGGCACTGCGCATCATCTCGCGGACGTGCGCGGCTACGCCTATGAACATCGGGTGGTGGCGGAACGCTCGATCGGCAGGCGTTTGCGGCCAGCAGAGATCGTTCACCACCGCGACGGCAACAAGCAGAACAACTCGCCCGACAATCTGGAGGTCGTGCCGAGCAATGCCCATCATCAGTATCACCACCGCCGGCCTGACGGTCCGCCCCGGCGGGCGCCCGGCGAGTCCAATCCGCGCGTGCTCTGCGCTTGCGCATGTGGACGGGTGTTTCATCGTTACGACGAGTGGGGCCGCCCAAGGCGTTACGTCAGCGGCCACAACAAGGTCAAGGGGGCGTGAACATGGGTGCCGTCACGGGCATTTCTTGGACAGGCGACCACGGCAAGACGTGGTCGCCGTGGTTCGGGTGTACGAAGGTCCACACGGGGTGCGCCAACTGTTTTGCCGAGGCCGACAACGCCCGTTACAACCGCAATGGCGACCCGCGGGGCGGTGTCGCGGCGTCCTGGGGTCCGGGCGCACCGCGGAAACCTCGCGCCGAGTCCGGCTGGAAGCTTCCGCTGAAGTGGGCGCGCGAGGCGGCGGAGGCCGGGCGGCGCGACAAGGTCTTCCCGTCGCTGTGCGACCCGCTGGATGCGGAGATCGCCCCGGAGATCTTCGCGCGGTTCATGCAGTTGATCCGGGACACCTCCCGCGTTGGCCCCGTCGATCGGTGCGGACTCCTCTGGCTCCTCCTCACCAAGCGTCCGGAGCGCGCGCCCGCCATCCCCGAAGACGCGCGCCCGCTGGTGTGGCTCATCGCCTCCGTCAGCGACCAGCCGACGGCCGACAAGTACGTTCCGCGGCTGCTGGAGGCAAAGGGGTTCGGACTGCTCGGCCTGTCGGTGGAGCCGATGCTGGGGCCGGTGGATCTGTCCGAGTGGCTCGTGCGGTCGCGCGATGTGACCGACCCGGACGACGATGCGCCCGATGGAGCGGAGGTTGACGGCATGGAGCGCGTGGGGCGGACTTGGGAGCGTCGCCAGCGCCTCTCCTGGGTGATCTGCGGTGGCGAGTCCGGCCACAAGCGCCGCACCTTCCCCGGCGCCGTCGACGCCTACCGCGACATCCGCGAGCAGTGCCGCGATGCTGGAGTCCCGTTCTTCATGAAGCAGGACTCCGCGCTCCTCCCTGGCCAGCAGGGCTCCATCCCCGACGACCTGTGGCGCGTGAAGGAGTTCCCGGATGTCTGACGCCTCCGCCCGTCGCCAGGCGCTTAGCGAGGTCCTCCAGGTCTTGGAGCGGCACTTCCGGGCGCGCCCCGACGAGGTCGGCCAGCAGATTAACGCCGCCCTCGCCCTCGCCTACAACGAGTTGTTGGAGTTGATGCGACGGGAGCCGCCGGCGCGCGCCAGGATGCACCGATGGCGGCCGGTGCTGGGGTGTCTTGCGGGTGGCGACGAGCGGCAGAGCATTACTCACTACGCCTGCGATATCTGCACCCTTGAGCGCCAGGTTGTCGCCGGCCCACAAGGCGGTCACAACCACGAGTACCGCCGGGACGGCCAGGTGCTGGCCCGCGGCCCCGTCGCGACGACGAAGGTCCCGCCGTGCGTAGCGCCCATCACCAACTTGTGATACATTATTCTGCAGGAGCTGGCCGCGAACCGGCGCCACACCCCTCGTAGCAACTGAGGCCCTCCCTCTCCGGCGTTCGCGGCGCCGGGGCTGGGAGGTGATTTATCTGCATGCAAGTCAAAATCGAAGTGGTGACGCCGGGATTGGCTCAGGAGTGGTTGGCGCTGTCGAAGGGCAACCGCCGGCTGTCCGAGGGCTTCGTCCTCTCGCTGGCCGTGTCCATGGAGGGCGGCGACTGGATCCCGGAGGCGTCCGAGATCGTCTTCGACAACACCGGGGCGCTCATCGACGGCCACCATCGGCTGTCGGCCGTGGAGGTCTACGGCAAGCCCGTCCCAATGGCGGTCAAGCGCGGCGTCTCACCAGACGCCCGCAACGTCATCGACACCGGCAGGACGCGCAGCACGACCGACCTGCTGGGGATGTACCGCGGGAACGTCGACTACATCAACCAGCGGCGGTCGGCGCTCAACATCTGCGTTCTTCTCTTGGCCGGCCTGGGGCGCGACTCCCACAAGTTGCCGCAGATCCGAACGCTGGTGGCCTACGACTCGTGGATGCGGCACTTCCGGGAGGGCATCGACTGGGCCATCCATGCCACGCTCGCGAGCGCGGCAGGCGTATCGTCGCGCACGTTCGCGCGGGGCCCGGTCCTCGGGGCCTTCGCGTTTGCGCACCGGAGCAACCCGACCGAGGTGTCCGCCTTTCACCGGGCGGCGCTGACGGGCGAAGGCCTGAAGACCGGACACCCCGCCCTGACGCTCCGTAACTACGTCCTCGCGGGCGACGGCAGCAGCCGTAACGGCGTGCGGGCCGCCGGCAACCGCAAGGAGATCGCCATCAAGACGCTCTCCGCCATCTACGCGCATATGACGGGTGGCGGCCACATGATGAAGCTCGTGGCGAACAGCCAGGCCCTCCCGTTCTTCCGGGCAGCGTACAAGGGGCGCGCAGTCGACAAGCTAGTTGCGTCGTGGGAGGCGGCGCCCGAGGCGCCCGATGCCCGCTGACCCCACCCGCGGACAGAGGGCGGAGGACCTGGTGGCGGAGGCCGCGAGCGACGCCCTGTCGGAGCGTCAGATGCTCCAGGTGATGCTGAGCGCCGCGGCCGGCACCCTTCCGTCCATCGACCGGGCGGGCGCGCGGGTCGCGGCGGCGTGCGAGTTGGCCCGCGTCTACATCCGAGCCGCCGCCGACCTGCACGACGCCCTGGCGCGCGTGGCGCCCGACGCGGCGCGGATCACATGGAGAAGCACGGGCGCTCGTGACGCGTGCCTGCGGTCGTGGTAGATGTCGTACGTCGTCGTCGGGGCCAGCCGACGCGAGACTCCGAAGCTTGGCGAGTGCGCCAACCGCCCGCCCCCTGCGCCTGGCCGCGTGGGGGTGTCGGGCGGGCTGTTGCGGGGGGGCCTTGATCTGGGTTCCGGAGGACGAAGAAGTCGACTGCTGTTGCTGTTGCGACTGGCCGGACAACTGCGGCGGAAGCGGCAGCCTGGAATGCGGGGGCTGTGGCGGCGACCTCTGCATCTGCCTGTGTGGCGGTCACGAGGAGTGCCGCGGATGCGACGCCTGCCCTGACGGCGACGATCCGACGTGGGAGGAGTAGCCCGTGCCCTACATCGCTGTGGACCTTGACGCCTTCGACGACGCGCAGGCCGTGGCCGGCGCGACCGGCCTGCTCCTGCCGCAAGTCCTGGGCGGCCTGGCGCTGATGTGGCGCTGGTGCTGGCGGAACAAGGCGGACCGGGTGACGGCGGAACAGCTCCCGGGATGGTTCGGCTTCACCGCGCCCGGGCTTGCGGCGGCCTTGGTGGCGTTCGGCTTCTTGGAGGCGGGGGAGTCGTACCGTGTGCGCGGAGTTGCGCGCTATCTCCGGTTGTCGGAGGTCCGCGCACGCGCCGGGAGGGCTCGCACGGCTGCAGCCCCACGCGCCGGGAGCGGCCAACTTTTGCCCAGCACCCAGCCAGCACATGCTGGACAGCCAGCCAGCACACCACCAGCAGCGGACCAGCCCTTTCAGCGAGCATCGAACAGCGAGCAGCGACGAGCGAAGAAAAGACTTGCGGGCTCGGCTGGCGCCGACCCGCAGGCCCCGCTCGGTCTGGTGGGACTCCCGGGGGCATCCGGCCCACCACCACCGCTGGGCGACGACACCGCCGACGACGCCTACAAGCAGCTGGTGGACGAGCTGTTCCGCGCGTTCAAGGCGGACCGCGGCGTCGACCCGTCGCCCTCCGGCCGCGACTGGAAGGCCCTGGCCCGCCTCCGCGCCCGCCACGAGCCCGCGGAGATTCTCCGGCGCTTCAGGATTGGCGTCGTGGCGCGCTACGCGGCCCGCTGCTCGACTTACGTCGACCTGGAGCAGCGCTGGGACGCCTGCGCGCAACCGGAGCCAACGGCGGGCCCGGGCGGCGTTTCGCTGCAGCGCGGCAGGGAGTGGAAGCAAGAGGCGCCGTCGAAGGTAACCGAACGTGGGATATTGGAGTACGAATGAGGTCCCTTTGCCACGACTGCGGCCACGACCGCCCGGCCACCGCCCGGTGCCACCTAGAGCCCGACTGCCGGCAGAAGGCCGTCGTCGCCTACCGGGACGAGGCCCAGCGCCGCCGCGGCGCCGTCAACGACGACCTGGAGGGATACCGCCGCGCGGGTGTCAACGTCACCCCGGAGGTGGCGGAGACGACGCGCAGGCGCCACGGGTACACGCTGGACGACTTGGACGCGCTGCAGCGCCAGCACGGACTCATCCCCTACCGCCAGCTACTCCAGGAGGCCGGCGAGGCGCGGGGGCGGGCGCAGGACGGGGCCGGGCTCGAGTCGCGCCTCCAGAAGCTCGGGGTGCCGTGGCGCGCGCTCGCCTCTCTCCGCCAACTCCAGGACTGCCAGCTCATCGACCTGGCGAAGAAGTTCATGGCGGCGGACCGCTCGCTCTGCCCGCTGCTGACGCTGGTGGGGCCGACTGGCATCGGCAAGACGGTGGCCTCCGCTTGGGTGTTCCGGGAGATGGCGCGCCGGACGCCAGCGGAGAGGTCCACGGGCTCCAGCGAACCGCTGTGGTGGGTGCAGGCGCCGGAGTTCAACCGGGTGAGCGCCTTCTCGGGCGACGACGAGACGCGGCTGAGGGCGATGGAGCAAGCCGCGCTGTTGGTGGTCGACGAGGTCGGCGACGAGGTGACGGGACTGGCGGTGTCGACGCTGCGCGACCTGTGGATGGCTCGCGAGGCCGCCGGCCGGCGCACCGTCATCACCAGCAACCTGGAGCCCCAGGCGTTCCGCGCGAAGTACGGGGATGCGATGTGGGACCGGGCGGCGAAGCGGGGAATCCTGCCCGACTGCCAGAAGATGCCGTCGAGACGGAGGAGAGAGGGATGATTGCTGACATCATCAACCGCAACATGGCGACGGAGCACATCGAGACGTTGATCGCCCGTTCGTCGCTCGGTGACGTGCCGTCAGTCGAGCCCGAATGGTTCCTCAATAAGTACGTGCGCCGCAACTACGGGCCATTGCCGGACGATCGCGCGCCCGACGTGCTGGAGGAGATGGGGGCATGAGCCGCTTCGCCAGGAAAGTCGACGCCAACCAGACGCAGATCGTTGCCGCGCTCCGGGCGGCTGGCGTCGTCGTGGAGCCTCGTCTGGCCCGCGTGGGTGGCGGAGTGCCGGACTTGCTGTGCGGCTACGGCGGGCGGACGGTGCTGCTCGAGGTCAAGGATGGCGCCAAGCCGAAGCACGAGCGCCGGCTGACGGCGGACGAACAGGAGTGGGCGCTAGCGTGGGCGGGCGCGGGCGGCCCGCTGCTGGTGGTGGAGTCGCCGGAAGAGGCGGTGTTCGCCGTCACTGGGCGGAGGATGAGATGAGCGCGCCGGGCCGGGGTGAAGGGACGCCGGAGGATGTTCTGGCGTGGCGCGCGCGGTGGGCGCTGGTCGAGGGAGAGTGGCAGGCCGTACTCCCGACGCTCGGGGTGGCGGCGGTCGACCACATCATCGGCGATCCTCCCTACGACGAACGCACGCACGCGCGAGCGCGCTCACTCCGCGATGGCGGGTCCGACATCCCCATCGACTTCGCCCCGCTCTCAGACTTCCACCACCTCCAGGCGTCTCTGTTGCTGGCCCGCCGCTGGGTGGTGTTCTTTTGCGCCCTGGAGCAATTAGGGGAGTACGCGCGCGCCGCGGGCGAGGCGTGGTTGCGGGCCGGCGTCTGGGTCCGCCCAGACGGAACGCCCCAGATCTCCGGCGACAGGCCGGCGCAGGGCGCGGAAGGAATCGCGATCGCTCACGCCGCCGGCCAAGCGAAAGCCTGGAACAGCGGCGGCAAGCGCGGAGTCTGGACGCACGGCGTCCACCGAGGCGACCGTCTGCACCCCACCCAGAAGCCCCTGCCCCTGATGCTGGAATTGCTGGAGGACTTCACGGGCGCCGGCGACGTGATTCTTGACCCATTCGCGGGATCTGGCACAACCGGCCAGGCCTGCATGCTCTTGGGCCGCCGCTTCATCGGGATCGAGCGCGACCCGAAGTACGCGGCCATCGCCCGGGACCGCATCGGCGGCGGCCCTACGTCGCTGGAGCGCAACGGCCAGCGCCCGCTGTTCGGCTGATGTCCGATGCGCCGCCCGGCCGGGAGGGCTGGCGCTCGGAGCTCTAGACCGCGAGGGCAACCGCCGGGGAAGGACGCGCCCGGCCCCGGTCTCCTCGCGGTCCGTGTTCTCTAGCGCGAGAGCAGCGCGACGAGCGCGGGCGCTCCGGCCACCTCGTCAGGCCAGGGCGTCACGGCCAGCGCAGCCGCGGCGAAGAATGCGAGCACCACGTACGGCTGCGGGAGCACGCCGCCGGGCGCCTGGGCGCAGATCCCCGCCTGCCCTGAGCACAACACGCCAGGAGTGCCAGGCTGGAGCCAGCGCAGGCGGTCGCTCTCCCACTGCCGGTGAAGTGGCCCTCGCACGGCGCCCATGAGTTTCATGCCGAGCACCCGCCACTCCTCGAGTCCCGCTTTGCCGCCGGGACCCCCGCAGCGCCCGCGCTGGAGGTGGCGGAGACGGAACACGGCCAGCGCGTGGTCATCCGCCAGGAATTGGTAGCTGCGCGACTGCGCCGCCAGCGCGAAGACCGCCGGACCGAGCCCCTCCGCCACGATGAGCAGGCCCTCCACCCAGCCGCAGAGCACGCCCTCTTTGATGCGCGCCAGCCGCTCCAGGGCCGTCTCCTGGCCCCGCGGCGCCGCGGTGAGCATCTGCTCAACGAACTTGGCGGAGTTCGCCCCGCCCTTGGACCGCGACGCGATGGCGATCGCGTCCAGGTCCTTGGCCACCTGAGCGACCTCCGGCGGAATCTCCGGCGGAATCACTGGCGCCTGAGACAGCGACAACACAGCCAACAGCATCAACATGCGACACCTCCGGTTCACCGCACGTCGGGATGACGTGCGGTGGAGCGAAGCCCCGATGCGCTCGGGGCCGGCGTGCTACTCGTCTGACTTGCCCGTGCCGCGGCACCACGGGCAGAGGCCGTCGTCGACGCTGGAGCGGCCGATGGTCAGCCCCGCGCGGCCGGTAGCGCGAGCCAGGATGACGAGGGTGAGCGCCAGCGACAGGACGGTCAGGCCGAACAGCGCCAGGATGCTGACCACGATCTCCGCGGCGCTCACGACACGCACCTCACCACCAGCCGCGCCACCGTCTCCGGGTCCAGCGCCGAGCCCTGGGGTTTGGGCGACCCAATGATGCGGCTGCTCGGGTTGCCGCCCCAGCCGGGCTCCAGCGCGTTGAGCGCGGCGACCAGGCCCGAGAAGTCCAGGCGGACGGAGCGGGCGTGCGGGGCGACGGCGATGGTGTAGAGGCGGCGCGGCGGGTGCTTACCGTAGACGCACCTGGACAACTCAGTCGCCATGGGCTCGCACTCGCCTGTCGGGCTGTCGGGGCAGCGCAGCGGCGACACCGCCACCACCACCGGGGCGAACTGGTAGCCGTAGCCGATGGCGCCCCGGCCGGCGGAGAGGCCACGCATGGGGGAGGCGACCAGCGCCACCGTCGTGTCGCCAGGGGGGACACGGGTCCTGTACACCTCCACCGGGTCGGCGCTGGGAGAGAGTGGGCCAATCCAGAGGCCGCCTCCGACCAGGAGCTCCACCCGCGGCGCCTCCGCCGTCCGCTCCGCCACCGCCAGCCGGTCCAGGTGGTCCAGGTAGTCGCGCGAGTCGTCGGACGCGGCGGCGTGCTCCGACGTGCCGAGCAGTTCCAATTCGCCGGTCGAGGGAGACACGCCGCCCGTCATCAGCCACTCGGCCACCAGCTCCGCCCGGCGACGCGCGGTCAGCATCACGCAGGCGCAGATGCGCGCGAGGCCGGGGAACGTGGTGGTCACGTCGTCGAGGCGCTGGCCGGGCGCCCACTCCTGGAGATCATCCCAGGCGACGTTGTCCGCCTGGGCGAGCAGGCGGAGGCGCTCGCGGACCTCCGGCCCGTACGGCAGGGGCCGCACCATATCCGCGAGGATGGCAGCCGCGGCGTAGTCGTCCAGGCCGGCGTCCGCGCGGACGTAGATGGTGGAGAGGCGCGAGCGGCAGTGGCCGCCCACATAGAAGGCCGCAGTGCAGGCGGCGGCCGGGACGCCCATGTACGGAGCGTCGGCCCGCTCCTCCTCGTAGTGTCGCCCCGGAGGCGACTCAAACCGGTCTGCCGCTGAACTATGGCACCACGGCAGGCGCGAGCCCCCGTGCTGGGGGTCGATGATCTCCGCCCGGCCAGCGAGGCGCTGCCGGGTGCTGGCGCTCGGCTCCACGTACACGTCACCCGGGCGGGGCTCCGCGCCCTCGTCGCCCGCGATGCGCACCTGGCGGGAGTAGTCGGAGTGCTCCGCGTCGCCGCCGATGGTGTGGACGCGCACCCACTCGCCCGAGGGCTCCGGTCGCGGGTCGTCCAGCAGGGCGTCGACGCGCGCGAGGAACTCGGCCTCCTCGGGCTCGGCATCGGGCGGCCGGCCGCCGAAGTCGATGGTGCCGGCGCCGGCGAAAGCCGGACCGCACGTCCGCCCGTCCTGGCAGCACGTCGCGCACTCCTCGCAGATCTGCTCGGGACCGCCCGCATCGGCGGCCGGCGAATCCGCCTGGCAGCACGGGCACCACGGGTCCAACTGCTCGTAGACGGCCTGCGGAGTCGCGGGGTGCGGCCAAGCCCGTCCCACCCGCACCAGCGTCGGGTCGATGTCGGCCAGCGCGCGCGCCTCGGAGACCGCCAGGACCACCGGGCGGACGGGCGAGGAGAGGCGGGAGACCATCTGGCGGGCGATGGTGGCCTGCTCTACCGTGGCCATCGTCTCGTGCGCGCCGATGCGGCGCAACTGCTCCGCCACCGTCACGACCGGATCGGGGCCGTCAGTGGACTCGCCCGCAACCCAGGATGCACAGCGCAGGACCAACTCGTACCCCGCCTGTGCCGTCCCGGCCTGGTCGGCCTCCACCACCGCCACCGCGTCGGCGCCGATGGCCGTGCGGGAGATGCGGCGGACCTCGGCGCACAGGTCGGCGTAGGCGTAGATGTGGCCGGGGCAGCCGTCATACTCCCCGTCCTCGCACGGCGGCTGGAGCGCCAGCACCTCCAGCGCCGCCGCCAAGATCTCCGGGGTGGTCCGCCAGCGCGTCTCCCCGTCGCGGATCTCCATCTGGCCGTCGACCTCCACCGCCCGGACGTCCTGCATGGCCTGCTCGGCGCGCGTCTGGACGTACTCGCCTGACGCCTGGGCGGAGAGACTCACCGCGAGGGCGCCGGACGGGCAGTAGGCCACCGCGTCATCCAGCGTGACGAGGCCGGCGTCGATGGCGCGGAGCACCAGGGCCTCCTGCGCCGCCGCGGCGCCGTGGGCGGAGCCCGCGTCAGGCGAGGCGATGGCGGAGCGCGCGGCCACCAGGCGGCAGAGCTCGGTGTACGCCTCCGCCCCACCCTCGTCGTCGCCGATGGCGGACTGGGAGTCGAGCGCGTCATGCGCCGCGTCGTAGGCCGCCTCGTCGGCCAGCCACCGGGTGTGGCCGTCCGTCACCAGCACCACGCCACCCGCCACGTCCACCGACAACTGCGTCACTGCCTGATCTGCCCTGGTCATGGTCATGTTGCCCTCACGTCGTAGTGCCGGCGCGACCCGGCGGTACGCTGGTAGCGGGAGATCGAGGGCTCTCCCGCGAGTGGCCCGGTCTACTTGCGGCGCCTTGCGCGCAAAATCGCCACCTTGGCGGCGGCGGTCTCGCAAGCGACGCGGAGGCGCGTCGCGTCAGCGTAGGACACGTCGCCCTCTGACTGCTCGTCATCCGGGGCCGTGGCCTCCCACAGCGCCAGCGCCTGAGCGATGACCTCTAGCTCCGCGACCGTGACCGCGAAGCGCCTCACAGTGCCACCAGGGAGACGAGGTCGACCCAGTGGAGCGCCCGAGTGAGGCGCCCGTCAGCGGGGCTGACCCCCGCCTCGCGTGCCGCGCCGCGCAGCCAAGCCTTGGCCGCGTCCCGGTCGGGGCTGACGCACCGACCGGTGGCCAGGCGCACCGTGGTCAGCGACGTGGCGAGGGGCGCGGTGACTCGGCAGGCCATCCTGGCCAGCCGGTCCGCGGGAAGCGCCCAGATCTCGTTCGCGGGCTTGGTCATGGTGTTGCCCTCACTGCACGGAGCCCCGGAATTGGGGCAGTCCCTCGCCCGCGACTCGACGCGGGTGCCGGCGGTCCGGCGAGGGGTGCGACGAGCGGGCTCAGTCGCAGTAGACGGTGCGGATCTCGTAGCCCCGCCGGCGCAGGGCAGCGCCCGCATCCGGCGAGCAGAAATCCCAATCCCCGTCCTCCAGCTGGTAGCCCAGCACCGCGCCAGTCGGGCCGGCGGCCTCGGACTCGGCCTCCAGGCGTTCCGTGGCGTGCCCGAGGTACTCACCTGTCTGATAGTCGTAGGCGCTCACTGTGCCCTCACTGCATCGGCCGCGTCATTGCGGCGTTATCTGGTACTGCACTCGGCGGGCCAGCGAATCAGCGAGCCAACCCGCCGTAATCACATCGGCGAAACATGCGACAACTCGAACTGGACTGCGCGGGCGCAGTCCAGGTGTCCGAGACGGCTACAGCGTGTCGTTGGTGGCGCCCGCGGCGCCGGGGATGACGCCCCGCCTCGCCACGTTGGCCGCCCGGCGCGCGGCCGGGCTGGGCGTCTGCGCCAGCGGGTAGACGCGGGGCGGGCGCTGGACGCGCGGGCGGCTGGTGGCGGCCTGCGAGCCATTGGCGCGGCGGTAGGTGGTGACTGCGTCGGGTCGACGGTCGATCGGTGTGGTGTCCATGTGGTGCCTCGCGCTCGCTGGGTGGTACGGCCGGAGGCGGCGAGCTGCGCCTCTGGACCGCGCCCCTCCGGAGAGGGGCGGCTACAGCGCTGCGCACTCCGGACTCGTCTGCCCTGCCCGTGCCGCGACGCGCCGCTCACGGCAGCCTCCGGGCCTCGCCGGGCCGGTACTTGCCGCCCCGGAGAATCCGGCGGCCGTCACGGACGTGGTGTCGGATCTCCAGATCCCGGAGGCTCAGGTACTCCCGTTTCGACAGGTCGCTCACGACACCGCCGACGCGGGCCGCGTAGCAGGCAGCGCGCGCGCGACAGCCGCGACGATCGACTCGCGCAATCCGCACGCGCGCATAGGGCGCCTACGCGGCAGGTAGGCGGGGTACACGCGCATGTCCGCCCCGTCCTCCCCGCTGTGCACGACGTACTGCGGCCCCCGCCTGCCGAGACGGACCGTCGTCTCGATGTGGTAAGTGGGCCGGGGCATCGGGATCGTGGCGATCGCGCAGTCCTGTACGCGCGCCGTGTGTAGGACATGGATGGTCGTCAGGGCTACTCCATGTCCTCGCGGGCGTTGATGGCGCGGACGCAGGCGCGCAGGGCCGCGTCCCGCTGGGTCGGCCCGCCAACGAAGGCGCGGGTGCTCCACGTGGAGAGCGCCAGGTCGCACAGCGACACCTGCTCGGTGTCCCCGGCCTCAGCGGCCTCGCGGCGGAGCTGCTCGATCTGCTGAATGGTGACGGAGTCGGTGGTGGTCGTGGTGGTCATGCCCCCGTACTCTGCACGCACGGTGCCACTCCGTCGACGACGTAAGTGTGCGCAATCACTTTCGCCGCCGATTTCGGCGGGCCGGTCGGGACTGCGCGCGCGCACTCCAGCTGACCGAAACCAAGACAGGCGAAACACGCCCGGCGCAGGCTGGCCGTTGCCCGGCCACAGGCTGATGTGCCATGGTGAGCACATGGAGCCAGGAGCATCTCCCATCAGTGGCGTGGCGCCGCCGGTGTCCACCAGGTGGAGGCCCGGGCAGTCAGGCAACCCGCACGGCAAACGACCCGGCGCGCGGACGGCGCGGACGCTCGCCCGCACCAAGCGGGCCTCCACCGTCGAGACGCTGGAGGCCATCGCCCGCCGCGGCAGGGAGCCGGACGCCGGCGCGGACATCCTGCGGTGCGCGCTGGAGGCGTGCCGGATGCTGCTCGCGTACTCGGACGGTGAGCCCGGGGCCGGCAACGTGCCCACGGAGATGGATGAGCGTCGGGCCGAGTCCGAGGAGGATGTGGACCTCAGCCCGCCGTCGGAGGCTGCGTGACGGGAGGCGAGGCATGAGCATGGGACTCAAGGACGTGGCGCGGTCATGGGTCATCGCGGCGGTGATGCCGCCGGGCACCCGGGTGCTGGGGATGGCACGGGATCCGTTGGGGGAGGGCGTCGTGCTGACGACGACCGACGGCGTGTACCTGCTCTCCGGCGCCCCGTCGGCGCCCGTGCCGGAGAGGATGGGCACGGGCGTGGCGCGTCACGCGCCGACGACGGACGCCCAGGCGGCGTGCATGATGGCGCGCCTGCGCGAGTGCCCGCGCGACGTGATTCGGCGGGTACGTCCGTGACCCCCTACGACTCCATCGCCCCGCCCGACAAGGCCGACCGCACGCCGCTGGACGCCGCCCTGCGCGACATCCTCCGGGCGCTGGCCACCGAGCGCAACCCCCGCCCGTCGGTGACGGTGCAGGTCGGGCGTGACGAGTGGGAGCGGGTGCGGAGCTACTACCAGCGCCCGTATCAGCGCCGGCCGACGCGGGAGTTCGCGGTGGCGACGGAGGCGGGAACTGTGTGGTGGGAGCTGGTGGAGGAGCAGCCGGTGGAGGCGTTCGGGACTCGGACGCCGTGCGCCGGCGGATGTGGGGCCGTGGCCCTGGACCTGGCGCCGGGAGGAGTCTACTGGTGTTCGCCGCGCTGCATGGAGGCGGCGCATGGAGGGGGCCAGCTGGCCGGGCGGCAGCCCTGCATCCACGGCATCCGCACAACTCCGGGCGAGCCGGCGCGCTGCCTGGCGTGCGCGAGCGCGCCGCCCCTCAAGCCCGAGGCGCTGGAGATGAAGGCCTGGCGGGAGGCGGAGCTCAGCAAGCCGAAGTGGGAGGGGGCGCCGCCGCTGGACCTCGTGGAGACGCGGCTCGGCGTGCCGCTGGAGGCGCTGGCGAACAACCCGCCCGTGGAGGTCGAGGTGGCATCCGCAGGCCCCTGGAAGGGAGACGGCACGTGAGCACCCCAAAGCCCCGCCC